GCCAGAATTTTGTCTGGAGACCCATCTGTCGGAAGTCCAACAACAGAACAATTTCAGTTTGTTGAAAAGTTAAAAAAAGTTATGGGAATTAGTGATGAATGAAGAAACCCTAAAAGGCATACTCGAAAACGAGATAGACAACGCTATTGGCTATCTTGAGACCGAGACCACCGAGTCCCGCCGCAAAGCCATCCAGTATTACAACGGCGAAGAGTATGGCAACGAGGTAGACGGTCGTTCGCGTATCGTTACCCGCGAGGTTGCCGAGGCTGTGGATGGCGCTATGCCCGCACTTATGCGGGTGTTTACTGCCTCGGACGAGGTGGTGGTATTCGAGCCCCAAGGACCGGAAGATGTAGAGCTGGCAGAGCAAGCAACTCAGATGTGTAACTGGGTGTTCATGCGGGATAACCCGGGGATCTCAGTCCTGCACACGATGATTAAGGACGCCTTGCTTTCTAAGACCGGAACCGTCAAGGTCTATTGGAAGGACGAGACAGAGGTCACGACCGAGAAGTACGAGAACCTGTCCGAGGAAGAACTGTTCCTCCTTCTGCAAGACCAGCAGTACGAGATCGTAAGTCAGGACCAGAAGCAGATCGCCGAGACCCAGATGCCAGATCCCATGACAGGGATGCCGGTCACAATGCCGATCTTTGCCTACGATGTAAAGGTCAAGAAGATCGACAAGAAGGGCCGGGTAGTCGTTGAGAACGTCCCGCCCGAAGAGTTCATCGTCAGCAAGAAAACCATCGAGCTTGCAGACACACCCTTCTGCGCTCACCGCCGTTTGGTAACCCGCTCCGAACTGGTTGCGATGGGGTTCGATAAGGACGAGATCGACCAACTCCCGACATTTGAGGATCTGACCTACACGCCCGAGCGTGTTGCCCGCTACTCCAACGGCGAGCAGCCGGATGACATGAGCCTTGATCCTGCCATGCAAGAGATCGAGGTATTTGAATCTTACATCCGCGTGGACTATGACGAGGATGGGATCGCAGAGTTACGCCGTGTAATCTACGCAGGATCTACGGTCTTGGAAAACGAAGAGATCGACTATCTTCCCTTCTGCTCCATCTGCCCGATTCCGCTGCCGCACAAGTTCTTTGGTCAGTCTATGGCTGATCGGACGATGGACCTTCAGCTTATCAAGTCCACGCTGACCCGCCAGATCTTAGACAACCTCTACCTGACAAACAATGCTCGGGTAGTTGCCGTGGACGGACAGGTAAATCTTGATGACCTGCTTACGGTCACCCCCGGCGGGGTGGTCAGGGTCAAGAATCCTGCCGCCATCCAACAACTTCCCGTCCAAGCAGTCGCGGGGCAGTCCTTCCCGATGCTTCAGTACATGGACGACATCCAAGCCAAACGGACGGGTGTCACCGAGGCTTCTCAGGGACTAGATCCAAATATCCTGCAAAACACCACGGCCACGGCAATTGCTGTCATGCAAAACGCCGCTGCCGGCAAACTTGAGTTAATCGCTCGGATATTTGCAGAAACCGGCATCAAGGACATCTTTAAGAACATCCTGCACCTGCTCTGCAAGTACCAAGACAAGCCTAGGATCATCCGTCTGCGCGGCAAGTTCGTGCCTATGGACCCCCGCGAGTGGAGCACCCAATACGACGTTACAGTCAACGTGGGTCTGGGTACGGGAAACCGTCAGGAACAGGCAGCAATGCTCGGCATGATTCTCCAGAAGCAGGAACAGATCTTGGGTCAGTACGGCCCCGCCAACCCCCTAGTCTCAATTGGGCAGTACCGCTCCACCTTGGGAAGGTTTATCGAAGCCGCGGGGTTCAAGGACTCCAACAGATTCTTCCGCGAGATCACCCCGGAGCTGGACGCTCAGTTGTCCCAGCCTGCCCCGCAACAGCAGGGTGCAGATCCTATGGCTCAGGCAATCATGGCCCAGACCCAAGCCCAGATTCAGGCAATGATGGCAAAGGCCGAGGCAGACATCGAGGCCAAGCGCATGAAGGCAATGGCAGACATCCAGATCGCTCAGGAGAAAGCCGCCGCCGACATCCAGATCAAGCAACAGGAAGCCGCCATCAAACTAGGACTGTAATTGGACAAAGCCGCAAGAGCGCAAAACTTACTGACCGACGAGTTTTTTACGGATGTTGTAAAAACGCAACGCGAGTTGTATATTTACAACATTCTCAACAGCCAGCCCAACGAACTTGAGGTGAGGGAAAACGCCTATATCAAGATCCGGGCGCTGGATGAGTTTGTCGCCACCCTTGAATCTCTGGCCGTACAGCCGGAGGTTGAAAAGAAGCGATGGAAGATTTTTTAATAACTAGGAGTCACAGATGGACGACAGCAACCCGCAAGGGACTGGCAAAACCGTAGACCAAGCAGCCGCAAGCATATTTGGGATGCTCGAACCCCAACAGCCGGAAGGCCAAGTTGAGGAACAGGCAGCAGAGGAACAACTCGAAGAATATGTCGAGGAGTCCGAACCCGAAGAAGTAGAGGCGTCAGAGGAAACTCAGGAAGAAGAAAAGCCACCACGTTACCGTGTCAAAGTTGACAACGAGGAAATGGAGGTCACGCTCGATGAGCTTCTCAAGGGTTATTCTCGAACCTCGGACTACACCAAAAAGACGCAGACTCTGGCTGAACAACGCAAGGCAATAGAGGCCGACCGTGTTCGCATAGAAGAAGCCGCCAAACTCCGTGACCAATACTCCCAACGGCTGCAAATCGTCGAACAGATGCTTGCCGCCCAGCCGGAGGAAAACCTCGCAGAACTCAAGGAAACCGACCCCATTGGTTACACAATGAAGGTCGCCGAAAAGTTAGAGCGAGACAAGCAACTTGAGGCAATCCGTAATGAACGCCAACAGTTAGCCGCACGACAGCAATACGAATACCAAGAGCAGTTGAAGAATCATCTCGCCTCGGAAGCCGATAAATTAAAGTCGGCCATTCCAGAGATGGGGGATGATGTCAAAGGTGAGGTTATTCGGAAAGAGATCCGTGAATACGCCCGCTCTATCGGGTGGAGTGACCAAGAATTAGCCTCGGTCTACGATCATCGCGCTGTGCTGGCTCTTTATCAGGCGATGCAATACAACAAGTTGCAAAAGAGTAAGCCTACGGTTACCAAAAAGGTTGCAGAGGCTCCAAAAATGCTCAAGCCGGGCACGACTGGTAAACAGACGACGGCAGAGCAGGATGCACTTAAAAAGATGCGTGCCAAACTCGCTAAAACTGGCGATAAACGGGACGCTGCCCGATTGTTTGAAAAATTTATCTAGGAGTTATTAAATGACTGTTCCCTCAAATACCTACCTGCGCTATACCTCCGTTGGTGTGCGCGAGGACCTGTCTGATGTTATCTATGACATCAGCCCCACCGACACCCCCATCATGTCGTCCATTGGCAAAGCCAAGGCTACGAACACCCTGCACGAGTGGCAGACGGATGCTCTGGCCGCAGCCACGACCAATAACGCCCTGATTGAAGGTGACGATGCAACCGCTGCTACGCTGTCTGCAACCGTCCGTCTGACGAACTTTACACAGATCGTTGGTAAGACTGTTCAGATTTCTGGCACGCTGGAGGCAGTTGACAAGGCTGGCCGTAAGTCTGAGAAAGCTTATCAGTTGGCTAAGGCTTCGGCTGAGATCAAGCGCGACATCGAGACCATCCTGACCGCCAACCAAGCCAAGACCAACGGTACGGCTACTTCTGGCGCTCGTAAGATGGGTGCATTGCTGTCATGGATTACGACCAACGTCTCCAAAGGTTCGGCTGGTACGAACCCCACCGGCGACGGTTCGGATGTGCGTTCTGACACCACAACCCGTACGTTCCTTGAGTCCATGCTTCAGAGCGTTGCCCAGCAGATCTTCTCGTCTGGCGGCACTCCGAAACTGCTCGTGGTTCCCCCGGGCCTGAAGGCTACGACCTCTGGCTTCTCAGGTGTTGCTGCACAGCGTTATGTGACCGGCTCCGAGCCGACCACTATCGTTGCCGCAGCAGGTGCTTACCTGTCGGACTTCGGTCTCATCAGCATCGTGCCGGATCGCTTTATGCGTTCCACAGATGCTTTGGTACTTGATCCCGAGTACGCCGCGCTTGCTTATCTGCGTCCGTTCCAGACCAACGATCTGGCAAAGACTGGTGACTCTGAGAAGACCCAGATCCTTGCAGAACTGACTCTGGAAATGCGTAATGAGAAGGCACACGGCGGTATCTTCGATATCAAAGCTGCCTAAACTGTTGTAGAATCGGGGGTGGGCTAGTCCCACCTCCGTTTTTGGAGATCTAGTGCTAAAACTCGGAACTGAGGTGGTCAACGGAGAAGTCCGAACCACTTACGCAGACAACGAAGGTAATCTGATTACCAAAGCGGAGTCCAACCTTACTCCGATCATTGAAGCAAACAAGGCTTTATATAATTCCACAGACGAGAGAGCAAGGTGGGGCAACGGCCAGATGGTCGCTGACATCCCATTCCCCGTCATAGAAGATCTAAACCGACAAGGCATCCTAAGAGGCTTTGTGGTGCTAGACCAAAAAAGAATGAAGGCTTGGCTGAATAATCCCGATAATCGGTTCTTCAGAACCCGACCGGGCAGAGTTTGAGGAGAGAAGATGAGGAAAGATTACAAGGTCGCCATTTGTATTCCCACGCGTGGCGAGATGGAAGTAGGCACAGCGTTTGATCTAGCCCTGATGTGTGGCTACGACTCACGGTTTAGAAGCAAGGGTAAGCAAGCCCTATACACCGTGGCAGGAACCTTGATCTTTGATCAGCGCGAGAAGTTGGCAGAGTCAGCCCTGAATGAAGGCGCGGATTATATCCTTTGGGTAGATGCAGATATGCGGTTCCCAAAAAATACGATCGAGTACCTGATCTCTAAAGACAAAGACATTGTGGGGGCCAACGCTACAACGCGAGTCCCGCCGATCCACGGAACCGCAAAGAACGCATGGATCAACAAGGAAGAAAAGACAATCAACTGGCAGAAGATTAACTCCAAGGACAAAAAAGGTCTGGAGCGTGTAACTGCTATTGGGTGCGGTGTGATGATGGTAAAGGCTGAAGTTTTTAAGAAAACACCTCGCCCGTGGTTTTGGTTTGAACAACTGCCGGGAGAAAAACTCCTAGGCGAAGATGTGTATTTCTGTGTGAAAGCGCACGACGCAGGATTTGAAACATGGGTAGACCACGAGTTTTCTAATTCCGTGGGCCATGTCGGTTCATACACTTTTGGATGGCACGAAGTAGCCAGTAAGGAAAACAATGGCTCTGACGAGTTACAGTTCACTAAAGACGGCAGTTGCGAACTATCTTGGGCGCAGCGACCTGACCAGCCAGATTCCTGATTTTATTACGCTGGCAGAACTCCGTCTGTCGCGTGAGATTCGCACACGGAAGCTGCTGAAGTCGGTCACCACAAGCACAGTCGCAGGGGACTCTACCGTAGAGATCCCCTCTGATTTTTTAGAGATGCGGGATATTTACCTGTCTGGGAATCCACGGATTACCCTGAACTACGAGAGCCCTTCCGCATTTACCCGCAACGCACAAGCAGAAGTCTCAGGTAAACCCGGCTTTTACACCATGCTGGGTCAGGAGTTTGAGTTTGCGCCTGTACCGGATAAGGTCTACACGGTTGAGCTGCTGTACTACTACAAGCCAACCCCGATGTCCGATAGCGTGGCGAGCAACGAGTTTCTGGCTAACTATCCAGATGCCTTGCTGTACGCATCACTACTAGAAGCCGAGCCGTACCTGATGAACGACGCCCGTATGACCGTCTGGTCAAGCATGTACGACCGCGCTATCAACAATATCAATACCTCTGACCAGAACTCAGAGTTTGCCGGTGTCCCACTAACTATGTCCGTCACTTCGAGGTAACTATGTCCGAAATGTCCAACTATCTGGAAAATGGCCTGCTTAACGCCGTTCTCCGCAATACTTCTTACACCTCACCGGCCACAGTCTATGTTGGTCTTTACACCACCGATCCGGGCGAGGGAAACACAGGAACAGAATGTACGGGTAGCGGCTATGCCCGCAAGTCTGCAACCTTTGGATCACCTTCCAACGGTGTTTGCACCAACTCGGCTTCTGTGGAGTTTGACCAAGCAACCGGGTCGTGGGGAACGATCTCTCACATGGGCCTGCTAGACGCCATCACCTCTGGAAATCTTTTGTTTTACACAAACATCACAACGTCCAAAACCATTGAGTCTGGCGACATCTTCAAGTTTGCCGCCGGAGACATCAGCGTCACGCTTGCCTAATGCTCACCCTAGAGGAACTCGATCAGCTCGGCACTCTGGATTCAATGCCGCAGTATCCTCTGGACGCAACATGGTATGTAGACAAGGTTTGTGGTCCTTGGACAGTAGATTCAATGGACGCCTTTGGCACGTTAGATTCTCTAAACCTGCCAATGGACTCCGATGCTTGGGGAACCGCCTGCATTTACTTTAACGCCCCATCAGAAATAACCGCCTCTGCCACGGTAGATGCGGCAGGACAGAGAACGAGAACCGGCCAAGGGCTGATGGTCTCGGAGGCAACGGTATCTGCTGGCGCTTTTGCGATACGCAACGGAGAGTCCTTAATTACCGCCTCTGGGACGATCTCTGCCAATGCACTACGGCTGAGGTTCGGCGCAGGAGAAATGACCGCCACAGGCACTCTAACGGGTTCTGGAGGGTTTTCTGCGGCAGGGGAAGCAATCATCACGGCTAACGCCTTGGTTTCTGCCCAAGCAATACGGATTACCACAGGAATAGCAGACATTTCCGCTAGTGGAACAGCAGCCGCAACCGCGACAAGGATTCGAGATGGTCAGGGGTTGATGACCGCAAGTGGGACTCTGAGTGCTGATGCCATCCGGGTTCGGACAGGCTTCGGAGAAATGTCAGCACAAGGGACTATCTCTGCTACCGGAGCGTTTGTAGCATCTGCTCAAGCAGACGTTCAAGCAACTGGTTCAATCTCTGCTACGGGAAGAGCGGTTTTCCTAGGGGTCGGACTTGTAACCGCAAATGCTTCTGTCGGCGCACTAGGAAAAATACTTGGCGAGGATTGGCAAAACGTGGGTGTAAGTACCGATACTTGGACATCCACAGCGGTAGGGACAAACACTTGGACCGCCGTGAGCGTGGGAACAAACTCGTGGACGCCTGTAAACGCAGGGTCTAACAACTGGACAACGAATACGGCTGGAAACAACACATGGCTCGCATAGATTTTGGAGAATGGCTACCTGACCAGCCCGGACTTACGGGGGTGGTGAAAGAAGCCCTAAATGTCGTTCCGCAGGCAGTTGGCTATGGTCCTCTTAGAACACCAGTAGACTATTCTCTAGCCGCATCCGAAGATATAAACAACGTGGTAGCTGGTAGAAACCCCGCAACCGGAAACACGGAAGTATTTGCTGGCGGTGCAACAAAGTTATTTAAGCTCGACTCCACAGACTTGAGTCTTGATAATGTATCTAAGGCCGGTGGTTATACAACCCCAACCGAGCAGAAGTGGAGATTTACCCAGTTTGGAGACGTACTGATTGCCGCAAACGGTGATTCGATCCTGCAATACTGGCTACTTGGAACTTCTACCGCATGGGCGAACCTAGACGCCGCAGCCCCTACCGCTCGCTACCTAACGGTAGTGCGAGACTTTGTTGTGACCGGCTACACAAGCTCTGCCGACTCCCAGAAGGTCCAATGGTCTGGGATCAATGACGAAGCAGCATGGACCTCTACCGCCAGTAACCAAGCCGACTACCAAGTAATCCCTGACGGCGGTGCGGTGCAAAACATCACGGGCGGTGAGTTTGGGATTGTCCTGATGGAGCGTTCGATATACCGGATGTCTTACGTTGGAACACCAGCGATCTTTCAGTTTGACAACATTTCTAGGAACCTAGGGTGCTTTGAGCCTAACTCTGTGGTTCAGTACCAAGGTATTACTTACTTCCTGTCTGATGACGGTTTTTATGCCTGTAACGGCACGCAAGTTATCAGTATTGGAAGCGAGAAGGTAGATCGGTTCTTCTTCTCAGACTTGGATGAAGCGTATTCTTACAAGATGTCGGCAACAGTAGACCCGATCAAAAACCTGATCGTCTGGGCCTACCCCTCATCTGGCAGCAACGGAAACGTAGACAGTCTTTTAATTTACAACTTTGAGACAAAACGCTGGTCTCGCGCAGAAGTAACCGTTGGATTTGTTGCGCAATCCGCCACACCTGCTTATACGCTTGAGGCTTTGGATGTATTTGGAACGGTAGATACCATTTCCACGAGTTTTGACTCACGGATTTGGACAGGCGGTAAGTCGCAGTTTGTTGGTGGAAGTGGAGCAAAGATTGTTACATTCTCTGGATCTAACCTTACCGGAACAATTCAGACCGGGGATATAGAAACACCGGGAGAAGTTAGTACGATCAACATGACCCGCCCACTTGTAGATGGTGGTGCAGGCCAAGTCGCGGTTGCCACAAGAAATAGACTTGTAGATGCCATCAGCTTTGGAAGTTATACTGTTGCGGATAGCGAAGGTCGCGCCGCATTTAAGTCAACCGGCAGATACCACCGTTTATCAATCCAGCCGTCTGGATCGTGGACAACCGCTATTGGTATTGACTTTGACCTAGTTTCTGCGGGTAGACGATGAACTTTCGCGTATTGCCATATCAGGGTGGGTCGCCCCGGGAGATTTCCGAGGTGGTCAACAACATTATGAATGGCAAGACCAACAACACGGGTTCTGTAACCATTGCTACTGGTGGTGCTACCACCACAACAATTACGGATGCTCGGATAGGTTTTGGATCTAAGGTCATTTTATTGCCGACCTCGCAGACAGCAGCAAGCCAAGAGTTCCCCTACGGGTCGTTTAGCAGCACGCAAGACCAAACTATCGCAAGTACGACAACTGCGTATGCGATGACGTATGACACCACGGACTTTTCTGATGGCGTGACGTTATCCAACAACTCTCGGCTGGTTGCCGGGTATTCAGGGATTTATAACTTGCAGTTCAGCGCACAGTTAAACAACACCAACGTACAGATTCAAGACGCAAGTATTTGGTTCCGTAAGAACGGCACAGACATCCCTAACAGCAACAGCGACTTTTCCGTACCAAACAGTCATGGCGGTGCAGATGGACGTTTGATTGCTGCGTTAAATTTATATGTTGACCTTGCAAAAGACGATTACATAGAGATTATGTGGAGCGCAACCAGTACCAACGTGTCATTAGAGCAAATACCAACGAGAAGCAGCCCGACTAGACCTGCCACACCGTCTGTAATTGCAACCATGCACTACTTATCCACAAACGGATATACCAGCAATGTTTATTTTGATCCTTTCGTTTCTGCAACTGCTAATGGAAGCGCGACGATTTCTCACGCCCCCAACAGCATTGCCGGAAGAACTTTTGATTACGTTATCGTAGGGTGACCAATATGGCTTTTGAAACACAAGAACAAAAAGCTCAGTTCATACAAAGACTAGCAGCAGACCCGTCATTTACGGCATCTCCGTTAGCGACTCAAAATAACATTATCAATACCTTTGGTATAAGCCAACAGGATATTGCTACTGCGCTAAACGCACCTCTGAGCGCGGTGCAGTCTTACTTTGCCCCGCCTGCCGCGACTCCGGCTGCAACTCCTGCCGCGACTCCAGCCGCAGCCCCTGCCGCTACTACTGCAACCCCTGCTACTACGGCAACCCCTGCCACAACTACGGCAACCCCTGCCACAACTACGGCAACCACTAGTCCTGTTAAAGCCCCTGCTACTACCCCTGTTGCACCGGCTGTGGACCCGCTCATGCAGTTTTTGACTGCAAACCCTATGGCAACAGATGTACAGATTGCCCAATGGATGCAGACCAACAAATACACCCCAGAGATGGTTGCAAAAACGACAGGACTTCCGATTGCGGATGTTCAGTCCCGGTACTTTACGGCCACTCTTCCGTCAGCACTTCCTGCCGGCACAAACGCACAGTCACGGATCGACCCTGCACTTCAACCCTACTTGCAGATGGGGTTACAAAGAGCACAGCAGTTATTCCTGACAGGACAACAGCCACAACTTTTTCCGGGTCAGATGTATGTTTCGCCAAGCGAACAAACCCTAGCCGCCCTGTCCCAACAAGAAGCACTTGCCCGTGGCGCACAACCCTCATTAGAAGCCGCACAGAAAGCTTATCAGGCTTCCTTGGGGCAACTAGGCCAAACCGCCGCCGGAGGGTTCCTGCAAGGCTCTCCGATGCAACAACGGGCAATTGAAGCCGCTACCCGACCGATTACCCAACAGTTTGAGTCTCAGGTTCTGCCGGGGATTGCTAGCGGGTTTTCCAGAGCTGGTCGCTACGGTTCTGGTGCAATGCAAAGGGCGCAAGCCGCAGCCACAGAGGCTTACGGTCGCGCATTGGGTGATGTTGGCACGAACATTGCATACCAAGATTACAGCCGCGAGCGTGGACTCCAGCAACAGGCTCAACTGGCTCAGTCTTCTTTGGCACAAGCCGCCCCTAGTTTCTTCCAAGCATCTTTCCTGCCATCACAAGCATTGGGTCAGGTTGGAGCCGCAAGAGAAGAAATCGCCGCTCAGCCCCTGCAAGAGCAGATCCAAAGATTCCAATACGGCCAACAACTTCCCTACCAGCAACTCCAAGGGTATCTGTCAAGCGTCTACGGAACCCCAATGGGACAATCACAAGCGATCATGCCGCAGGCTCAGACAAGCAGAACCGGACAGGCTATTGGATTTGGAACGCTTGGATTCTTAGGCGGTAAAGAAATTGGTGGTTCAACATTTGGCATACCAAACTCTATTCTCGGTGCTGCGGTTGGAGGACTCTTAGGATTCAGGTCCTAAATGGCTATTACATCTGAAGACATCCAAAACTTCTTAGCGGCCAATCCGGGCATGACAGATGCTCAGATTGCGGCTGCTATGCAGACCTATGGCGTAAATCCAGCGCAGGTTGCTTCGGCAACAAACTTATCGCTTGCTGATACTCAGTCTAGGTTTGATGTTGCAAACAGGCAAAACATAAACCAGCAAGTCACAACGCTTGTCTCTGAAATAATGGGCAGGGGTGGAAACGAGTTTGATGTTGCTAGGGAGGCAAGCAAGTTAAATCTCACCGCAAAAGACTTATCCACCGCACTAAAACTGCCAGAGCAGGAAATTACTAAGTTATCTGGTGGATTATTAAACGGTGTTCCTGCTAGACCTACATTTAGCGGTGTTGCGGCAGAGTGGAATAAGTTACATGAGGCTAGATTTGGAACCCCTCTAAACCTAGCAAGAGCTGCTCCAGAAGATGTCCAAAGACAAGTCGCCGATCTTCAATCAGAAACACAGCGCCAACAAAGCGCGTGGGACAAGTTGTACGGAAACACCCCAGAGGCAAAGGCAATTGCAAAAGAGGCTCCTCCTGACTGGAGACAAGTTTTTGAGCCTTACTCCAGAGCTTCTGTTGAGCGGTTTGGTAGCACCATTGACCGCCCGTGGTCATCGGACGAAGGATCAATAAACCAAAAGCGTATTCTTGACGACCAATACATCAAAGCCGTCCAAGACTACAACAAAAAATATGGCACAAATCTTGCACCAGACCCATCTGTATTGGGAACCCTCGCACAACCCAACGAGATTGTAAAAGCCCCAGAAAAAGACAAGTGGTATGAAAATCCGCTAAACATTGCGGCTCTTGCCGCCGCCGCTTACTTCGGTGCTCCGTATCTAGCAGAGGCATTTGGTGGAGCCGCTGGCGCGGCTGGTGGCGCTGCTGGTGGCACGGGTTTAACAGCAGGCGCAGGCGGGGTTACAGGTCTAACCGCTGGCGCTGGTGGTGTAACTGGCTTGGTAGCACCGGCAGGGTTTACATTAGCCCCAGAGATCGGTGCTAGTCTGATAGCTGCTAGTGCTTTAACTCCTAGTGGAACTCCTAATTTACCGACCACGCCACCAGTAACACCCACATCAGCGCCTCCAAACATTCCAAATCCAGTAGAAATTATTGATCGAAGCATCCCGTTTGATCCAAAAGCATACGATGCAATTAAAACATTGCCCGGATTAGAAAGTTTGGCAAAAGCTGCATTTGAAACAGCAAAAGAAAATCCTATTGAAACATTACGAACTGCAAACACAATAAGAAACATATATAACTCCACAACCGGAGGAAATCAACCTCAACAAGACCAGCAATTAGGGCAAGCCGCTAGTGGAATGGTTGCTGGTTCTGTGGACTATTCAAATATGCTAAACCTATTAGCATCTCAGGCACGAACATCTGGCTTGCTTGGCACACAATTCCAGCCACAACCTATCAATCTTGCTAGTTTATTAGGACAAGACAATGGCAGATCAATTTAATCTCAATCAGTTACTTGGCGGTGGACTTCCCGCAGGACTATTAAGCCCAGAGCAAGAAGCCGCAGCACAGCAACGCGCCCAAGCGGCAGGACTTCTAAACTTTGCCTTTGGAGCCTTGCAAGCATCTCGCGGTGCGCCGGGTCAGGGTAGACCTAGCCTTGGGCAGATCATTGGTCAGGCTGGCCCAGTAGGCGTGGCAGGCTATCAGCAATCTTTTGAGAATACGCTTGCCAATGCTTTGCGTGGGATGCAATTTCAGCGCTTTGCAGAAGCACAAAAGCGTGACATAGCTGGACGAGAGGCGCTTCGCCAGTTTTCTGAAAAAATATCTGGCGTTACTCCGCAAGGTGCTTTAGCAGCCCCGGGTGGCGCTGCTGGGCCAACGGTTGAGCGTGCATCTGCAATTGGTCAGCGTCAACCAATGACAGCGCAAGATATATTGGCTTTAGCATCAAATCCTGATATTTCAGAGGAAACTCGTAAAAATATTTTAAGTATGGCAGAACTTGTAACGCCAAAAGCAACACAAGGAATGTTGGGTCAATTTAGAGAAGCGTTGCGCGGCGGTGAAATTCCACCCGGAACAACATTTGAAAACTTTATGAGAATGGTTGAAAAACCACCAGCAACCGTTCAAATTATGCCTGCTGAATCTGCAACCCAAACTGGTTATGCAAAATTTGGCGTTGAAAGAAATACTGCAATTTTTGATGCTGGTCAGGCTGCAATAAGAAACCTTCCTAAAATAGACCAAACAATAAATTTAATTAAAGAAGGTGATGCAAAAACAGGATTTGGTGCAGAAGTTATAAACAACATCAACAGAGTTCGTGCCGCATTTACAGGCAGCAAAAAACAAATTCAAAGTGTTAGCGATACCGAGTTGCTTGATTCATTGCTTGGTTCTGAGGTATTTCCTCAGATTGGCGCGCTTGGCATAGGTGCAAAAGGTCTTGATACTCCAGCAGAACGAGAGTTTTTGCGAAAAGTAATGACCGGAACAATTACTATGGACAAACAAACTTTAATTCGTATGGCTGAACTGCGTAGAAAATACGAAAAAAGATCACTTGATACATATAATGACGCTGTTGATTCCGGGCAGCTTAATCAGTTGTTTAGATATTCGGGCCTTCCAAAACGCAAATTGCAAGTTCCTTTACAGGTGAACTACTAATGGCCTATTCAATAGAAACCAAAGATGGCATTAGAATTGACAATATCCCAGATAATGTTGATCCTAATTCTCAAGAACTTAAAGACCGTGTAGCAACTATTCGCGCTGAACGTAATATGCCGCAACTGGCGGCAAAAGCAGAAAAACAACCAGAAGATACTCGCCCAACATCCGAGCAATTACTTTCTGGTGCGGCCAAACGGGTTTCTGAAATAGGAACTGGGTTGCAAGGTCTTGGATTGCGCGCCGGTGAGGCAATAGGAGTTGTTTCTCCAGAACAACTTGCGCGTTATCAACAAGAAGTAGAAGCAGCGCGGTCTGTAATGTCTCCCCAATACGGCAAAACAACCCCGCAAACACCATTAGAGTATTTGGGTGGCATGGGTGTTGATTTAGCAACATTGTATGGTGCTGGAGCACCTTTAAGGCTTGGCGGGGCTGCATTGGGCGGCAGGACTGGACAGGCAATTGAATCTCTTGGTTCTTCGTTGGCTGCACCAAGAACTGTTCCACAGGCCGCTTTGGGTGGTGCTTTATATTCCCAAACATACCCATTTGCAACAACACAAGAAGCTGCCGGAAGCGCCGGTCTTACAGCGGCAGTAGGTGGCGCTGCCCAACCAGTTTTAAGAGCGGTTGGTTTAGCCCCAACAACACCATCTGCGCTTCCTGAAGCACAACAACAAGCTGCGCGTCGAGCAGTTGAAGCAGGATTTCAATTTACACCCGCTCAAATGACAGGATCAAGAACGGGAATGTTTATTGAAGAAGGGATTAAAGCACTTCCACTTGCCCGTGGAGCATATACAAAATTAGAAGATGCAAATCAACAAAAGTTACAAGAAATTGCTGGTCGTGCAATTGGATTAAAACAAGGCACATCATTTACGCCTCAAATAATGAAAGAGGCATATGAAAACGCTTATGAAAAGTATTCAACCCTTAAAAATGTTCCGTCTATAAAATTAGACAAAGCATTTTCGCAAGAAATTGATCGCATTTCTAAAGAATTAAGCAAAATTCCAGAATCACAAGCTAGGCAATTAGGCGTTGTAGACATTAAAACCGTTTTAGACGAATACAAGTCATTTACTAAAAAAGCGGTAGATGGAAACACAATGTTTTTTGGACTTCGAGCAATTGGAGACCAATTATTTGAAGCACAAAAACAAGGTCGTGTTGGTGCTGGAGCTTATAAAGATTTAAGAACCGCTTTAGAAAATGCTATTGAACGTAGCATTACACAACCTTCTAAGAAAAACATTATTGACCAAAATGTTGTTAAACAATTCAAAGAAGGTCGCGCACAATTATCTAACTGGTTTACGATTGATGAAGCTCTTGATTCTGCAACGGGTCAAATTAGCGGAGCTAAACTTGCTAATTCACTAAATCGCAAGTCGCACTTTGGCACACGAAATACCGAATTAGAAACTGCTGCATTAGCTGTTAGAGCATTTCCAAGGGCGTTACCGTCGTCAGGAACGGCAGAGCGGGCAGAGGTTGCGGGGGCAGTCAAGCAGGCCGCTCAAGCAGCCACATTACCCGTGCTTGGTGGTGGTATTACCGGAATGTATGCACAAGACCCATACGCTGCCGCCGTTGGTGCAGCAGCAGCCCAAACACTTCCTGCGCTTGCTGCACGAATTGCAACATCAGAACCAGTTCGGTCTATCGTAGCACGCCGTCAACTTGGTGCAGTTGCCCCAGACGAAGGAATCTTGGCTGGAGCAGCAAGACGTTTTGAAACTGGCGTACCCGGTGGGTTGCGCTTTGGATTAGGTGACATTGCTCGACTTTATGCAGAACGAGAGCAATTACAAGGTCTTTTAGGAGAATAAAGTGCCCAAAGTAAAAATCAGCGAATACTCGCAAACCGCAGCCAATAATACCGACATCAACAGCATTAACCTTGCAGAAGGTATGCTGCCGTCGGATGTGAATAATGCCATCCGAGAGTTGATGAAGCAGCTCAAAGACTTCCAAGTCGGCGCTCAGGGCGACCCGCAGACCGTAGGTGGAAATCTAGTTGTCAGCGGAACATCTAACTTGGTCGGCACAGCTACGATTGACGGTCTGATATTCCCCACATCTGATGGCACTAACGGGCAGTTCATCAAAACCAATGGCTCTGGAACGCTGTCTTTTGCTTCTGCGGGAACAGGAGATGTGACCACCACCGGAACCCAGACCCTGACCAACAAGACGCTGACCGACCCAGCAATCATTGGCGCAATCGCTGAAGACGTATATACCATCTCTGATGGCGCTGCATTTGAGATCGACCCCGGTAACGGTACTATCCAACTCATCACCTTGGGTGCGAGCCGTACTCCCAAGGCTACGAACTTCGCTGCTGGCGAGTCTGTAACGCTGATGGTCGATGATGGTACTGCTTACACGCTAACGTGGACAGATTCAACCTTTGGTGGCTCTGGAGTGGTGTGGAAGACCAACGGTGGTGTTGCACCGACTCTGAACACCTCTGGATATACTGTAATCACCCTGTGGAAGGTATCTACACAGGTCTATGGCGCTCGTGTTGGTGACGCTTAATGGGTCGTTTTAGAGACTTGAGTGGTGAGCGGTTTGGTAGGCTTTTGGTCTTACAAAAGAACGGCTATAACAAACACCACCAGTTATATTGGTTGTGCGAGTGCGACTGTGGAAATCGCAAGAACGTGCTTGGGTTTGTTTTGGGTCGTGGTGAGTGTCAGTCTTGCGGTTGTTTACATAAAGAAAAAATGACTGAAATTTTCAAAACACACGGAAAGTCAGGATCTCCAATATATGCAATTTGGAGAGCAATGATGCAAAGGTGTTATGACAAAAATAGTCACGCCTACGACAGATATGGTGGTCGCGGAATCAATGTTTGTAATAAATGGCAGACATTTGAAGGATTCTACGAAGACATGGGCGACAAACCTAAAGGCAAATCGTTAGAGCGATTAGATAATGATGGAGATTACTGTCCAGAAAATGTGGTTTGGGCAGATGCAAAAGCACAGGCTAATAACAAGCGAAGTAATGTAATCCTAGAACACAATGGAAAGAAACAGACTATGCAGCAATGGTGCGATGAACTAGACCTTAAAATTGGAACGGTATGGGCCAGACTCAATGTGTATGGGTATAGCGTAGCCAAAGCACTTACACCCGGATGGAGGGCTAAAAATGCTTAGTAAAAAGGCTTTGAGTGCTACGGCTGGAGCACCTAAGTTATATGTGGAAGACGTCATGTCCACCTACCTTTATTCTGGTACTAGTGCTACACAGACTATTACCAACAGCATTGATTTGTCCACCAAGGGTGGGATGGTTTGGTTAAAAAACCGTGGAAGTACAAGTGATAATGGTATTTACGACACAACTCGCGGCGCAAACAATGTTATTTATGCAAACTTAACAAATGCACAGTCAACCTTAGCAAATTCTTTGACGGCGTTTGGAACTACTGGTTTTACATTAGGAACAGACAGTACATATAATTTTTCTGCTGATACTTTAGTTTCTCGGACATTCCGCGAGCAGCCCAAGTTCTTTGATGTGGTGACGTATACGGGCCAAGCAGGAAGTACCAAAACAATCAATCATAACCTTGGGTCTGTTCCCGGTTGTATTATTGTTAAGTCTACAACACAAGCTAGTACAAATTGGTATGTATGGCATCGCAGCATATCTACAAAGCGTTTAATATTAAATTCTACTGCGGCACAAGATGACGGTGCAGATATTTTTGGAAATGGTACTTCTGTCATACAGCCTACAAGTACACAATTTACCGTTGCTAATAACTCTGAAGTTAATGACACTGGTCAAACTTACGTTGCCTACCTCTTCGCCCACGATGCTGGTGGCTTTGGTCTTGCTGGCGATCAGAATGTGATTAGTTGTGGTTCGTTTACTACTGACGGCTCTGGCACCGCGACTGTGGATCTTGGATGGGAGCCTCAGTTTATTATTAGAAAAGGGTCAACAATAGCAAGCAATTGGGAAATGTACGACAATATGCGCGGCATCGTAGCAGCGTCTTCATCTCAAACAGCCGCTCGTTTGTCTGCAAATCTTAGTGATGCAGAGGGAAGTTCACCTCAAATTTCAATAAACTCTACGGGATTTGCAATAACCAGCGGCGCAACGTCGCAAACATTTATCTACATCGCCATTCGCCGTGGGCCGATGAAAACGCCTACGAGCGGGACGAGTGTCTATGAAGGAACTGTCAGAACAGGAACAGGCGCAACTGCTTCCATTACTGGACTATCGTTTCCTCCTGATTTTGTTATTACCAGAAATCGTCCTGCGAACTTAAATAGTAACTGGGCATTTTTTGACAAACTTCGCGGAACAACTAAGTATTTAATTTCTAATTCAACAACCGCTGAAACTACTGGCGCCACTTCATTAACATCGTTTAATCAGGCTGGAGAAACTTTTGGCGATTCTGGAATTGTAAATGGTAACGGAGATAGTTATATCAACTATCAAATGCGCCGCGCCCCCGGCTTCTTTGATGTGGTCTGCTATACAGGCAACGGATCTGCTAGAACAATAACTCACAATCTTGGGGCAACTCCAGAGTTAATGATTGTAAAAAGCAGATCTTCATCTTCCTATGTTTGGGCTGTTTACAACTCATCTGTTGGCGCTACAAAGTACCTTCGTCTTAATTCAAATATTGGATCGGCAACAGAATCAAACATTTGGAACGACACAGCGCCAACATCGTCTGTGTTTACAGTAGGAACCGGAGCAACAGTTAATGAAAATAGTGGCACATACGTTGCCTACCTCTTT